TAATTCTGGTAATTCTTTAAATGTAATTTTACCATCTTTAATAATATTTTTAATACTTTCCCATGATTCAATAATACTTAATTCATGTTTTTCTTTTTCTTCTTGCATTTTAAAAATCTCCTTTTTTTGATTATGTTTGTATTTCTTTATCTTTATCTTTATCATTATAAATTTCTTTATTGTTTATAAATTTTTTAATAAATACATAAGAATAATTAGATAAAAAACCACAAACTATTCCTATAACAGCCCTCTCTTTAAAGTTTGATCCAGGTAAAAAATCAGGAATAAAAGCAAAAATAATTCCAATAAATGTATTTAGAAAAGTAAGTATAATTTTAAAATCTTTATTATCTTTCATTTTTATATTATAAATTATTGCAATACGTTTTATACAAAGAATAATAGAATAAATAGCTATTGATGTTGCTAGTACCTGCCAACATAAAATGATATCAATTGTATCTTTTTGATTCATAATTAAACACCAATTTAGATTTGATTGAATTGGATTAAATTATATTTAAACAGACAACTTTAAAAATAAATTGTAACGTGTTTGTTCATCAGGATAACCAGTAATATTAAGTTTATTATCTTTTTGAAATTTAACAATAGCTAATTTTGTTTCATTTCCATAAATTCCATCACTTCCATATTTAGGCAAACAATTAGGATATAATTTAAGTAATGCTTTTTGAATATCTTTAATAGAATCTAAGCGATTAAAATCAATCACAATTCCTTTTCTAAAATTTTCAACAATATTTGATAAAGTTTTTCCTGGACATGCTGGTTTTCCAAAATGATAATGACCATAAATTTGATTACATTTAAAGTTAAAATTAATTATTAATTGTTTTAATAAATTGTTAATAGAATCTATTTGTTTTTGTGATGGTTCATGACCTTTATTCCATCCTGTCCCATTGAAATTACCTAAAACACAAATACCAATAGCGGTAGAATTATATTGTTTAACATGCCAAGTAATATCATCAAAATTATTACATAATAAAATATCACCATTTAAATCAATTGCTATATGATAACAAATATGCGGACAACCTTTTGATGGTGAAATATGATTTCCCGCTGAAATTAAGTAATTATTTATACTTCCTATCTTTCCATCACTTAATGATTGATGAATAACAATTTTATTTATATTACTTAATTTTCTTTTTTTCCATTTTAAACCGTATTTATTCCAAGGTAAAATTTTAATAAAATCTTTATAAGTAATATTTTTTAATAATTCCTTTTCTTCCATTTGTTTATTTCTCCTTTTTGAAATTAATTTAAATACCTATTCTTTCAGTATTTTCTAAAGTAAAATAAATAAAATCCCTTCCTATTGTTTTATCAACAACAACAAATTTTTCCCTATTAAAATTTAATTCTTCATCAATTAATAAAATCCCATCACCTATTTCGAGGAAAATTGTATTATGTTTACATTTATAAGTTATGCTATATCTATTAAAACAGTAGATTTTAGTTAAATAATTTAAAATGTTTCTTGCTGTAGTTGCATCAGAAACAGAGTATAAATCCAATGGTTCTTTTTCTTTTATCAAACCACCTAATTTCACTTGCAAAACTAAACAATCATTATTATTAGATGAATCTAAATAATCATAACCTAACCATCTATTATTTAAAGCGTCATATTTATATCTTACAGAAAATTTATTATATAATTCAGTATGTTTAGTAATTGCTATTCCTTTTACTCTTTCTAAATAATGTTTATATTTTTGCATTACAAAAGTATAAGGAATATTTAATGGATCAGTACAAACAATAGATTTAGTAAAACCTCTTGTATTAATAAAAAAAGGAAATTCAGAAGTTAATTCTTTTATTGTATCAAAAATAGTTGAAGATGAATTAAAAAATCTTGATACTTTAAAAGATGAAAGATAAGCCTTGTTTATATATATTCCTTGTAAATCAATTAAATCAGAAGATAAATTTGAATAATTTTGTAACATATATAAAATAATATCACCTATAGATGGATTATTAGGTGAATTATAAAGTAAACCATCACAAGTAGCAGTAATTTTTTTATTTTTAAAATATGATATATAATAAGAATTATTTACAATACTAATAAGTGAAATATAACCATATTTTTCGCTCCATGTTTGACCTAAAGAATATGCTATTACAGGAACAAGAATACCATCAGAATAAATAGAAACAGAAGTTATTGGATAATGATTACAAATAGCATATTGTCTTATTGTTGTACTATCATAAATCATAGGAATAGGACATCCTGGATATTCTATCTTACCAAATATAATTGGAATATATTCACCTATATATTTTTCAGCATCATTATATAAATAAAAAATTGGATTTGTTTTTTCTAAAACTAATGGTGGAAAAATTTTGTCATACTTATAATCAATATTAGTAAATGAAACACTAAATGGATTTCCAACTAAATCAATTTCATTAATTCCAATAACACCTTTAAATAAAGGTAATGCTTCATTTAAATTTAAATCTTCTGTTGATAAATATAAACTTATTTCAGAAAAATTTATTTCATATAGTTTTGTCATATCAAATAAATCAATATTATCAACAATTGAAATATTAATTGATGGGATTCTAACAGAATTATCTTTAGATTTAAAACCAGTAGAAAATTGAATTTCACTAGTTAATGAACCTAAAAAATTATACCATGTATCTTTAATTGGATTATAAATAATAATATTATTATGAGAATAAAATTTATATTCATTTGGAAATTTTATAATAATTAAAAAATATTTTCCAATATTCTCATTATTAAATGAATCTTTAGTTTTTTCTGGTAAAATAAGCATAATTTTTTAATTTCTTTTTTTTGTTCTTTAAAGTTCTTCAATTAAAGAAAGACTGGAAGTAAATATTGAATCATCACCTAATTCATGTGAATATTCAAAATCATCAGATAATCTAACAAGTTTAAAATCATTTAATTTTGACATATCATTAGCGAATGCAAAATTATGTTTATTTATTTGAATATATTTCATAAATAATATTAGTTCGTTAACACCATCTTTTTTTAATTTATTCCATACAATTTCAGTAGAAAATATTTCATTATGATTAATAATAGGATATGCCTGTTTTCCTATAGATTTATTAATTTCTATTCCACTAGAAAATGAATCTGAATATGGGATTGATCTAGCATATTTTAACTTTAAAGCTAAACCAATTAATAATTTTCCTATAATATAATATCCTTCATATGTTTTTTGAGCAGGAATTTCTACTGCTATATATCTATATTTTACTATACTTGATTCTAAATTAAAATTAGTATTTACATTAAACATTCTATCACTAAAAATAACAAAAGTATCGGAAACAATTAAACCATCTGATTGAACATCATTATTTAAATATATTCCAAAACCATCTGAATTAATAATTTTATAAACATTTCCTGATGCAATACCAGATTTAATTAATATATAATTTCCAATATATTTATATAATGATGGATATGTTAATGATGATATTTTTATATAATTTTTTGTTACTGTTCCACAAGTTATTAATCCAGCATTTGGAATATATGAATATAAATCAAAAGAAAAATCTGGAGTATTAAAATCTCCATCATCACAAGCTAAAATTTTAGCATGTTCAAAATTAGTATTTAATAAAGCAAATGAATTGAATACAAACTTTAAACTGTTATTTCCATTTAATGTAGCATCAAAAATAATTCTATGTATAACATTATCATCTTCTGATTTCCATATTTCAGAAGGAGATATACTTGCTATTTCATCGCCTTTAATTTGATAATCAGATAAAATTTGAATTTTATCTAAATCATACATTTTTGAACCACCAAATTTAACTAATATATTATCAATCATTTCAGAAAAAATATTATCAACAGTTTTATTAATTGAATTACTATCAAGAATTGTTTTAGGTGAATATGATTTAAACATCCTAAATGTATTATCACCAGTAAACAACGAATTAACATCTTTTACAGAAAATACATAAGAAGTATCATTAACAAATACTAAATATCTACTTGGTTTTTTATATTTAATATTTGATTGCAATATAGCAAAATTATATGGTAATGGTTCAGAATATCCATTAGGATTTACAAAAATAAATGATCTAATTAAATCATTGTTAAAATATTCAATTGATTTAAATGCAACAAATAAAGAATTTAAATATGCTGGTTTATTGATAATAGTTGTTATATTTGTCCATGTTCCTAATGGTGATAATGAAGTATTAGACATAACATATGTGTCATAATTTTTTTGTGATGTTGTTCTATTTTTACTCATAAAAATATAAAGATAATTTGCATCAGTATCAATTATTTTATGAAAGGATGAATACCTTTCATCTTGTCCAACATTACTAATTAATACAATTGGAGCACCATTTAAAGTAAAATTAGTACCATCAAAATCTATTTGTTGTCCGTATATATTCCATTGAGTACCAGAATAAGCATGATAAATTAAAGCAAAATTATTAGATGATGGTATTGGTAAAATACATAATCCACCTATTGTTAATAACATATTATCAGTAAATAAATTATATATATCTATTGATGCAACAAATTTTCCATATCTAATATTAATATCATTTTGAAGCGGAACACCATTATTATACTTTAAATATATCTTATCAAAATCTTTTAAATTTTGGTTTATATCAGTATGTGATTTAATTGTTATTCTGTATTGTTTGTAAATTTTATAACTTGCTTCTAATGATGGTGGTAATGATGTTGTTATAACTTTGACTATATTTGAAAAATTAAAATTTGAAACAGTTAATGGGACAGTATTTTCTAATCCTACAAACATCCTATTAATAGATGGATTATAAAACATAGTTAAAGTATTTGTGTTAACTGGTTTTGTATAACTAGATATAGCAACTAATTGTGGATAACTAAAACGATCAAAACCATTTACAGTAATACAAAAAATATAACTACCATCAACGTAAATTTTATCTAAAATATTATTGTTATTAACAGATAAAGCTGCAGAAATTGGAACAGTACCAGCGGTAGAAATTCTTAAAACTTTTCCTGATGTATTATTATTATCACAAATAAAAACATAATTTCCTGTTTCCCATACTTTTATTGATTGTCCACCATAATTTTGTCCGGAATATCCCGTTAAAACATATTGTGTTTCACCAGTAAATGTACTAGAAATTTTATAAATATATCCTGGAGTTTGTGTTGTAAACCATAAAGAATTATCATTAGAATTATGATCTATTCCGGTGAAACTTTTACTTATAGGCAATGTAACAAGATAACTTGAAATATAATTTAAATTTAAATCAATTTTAATTAAATATCCTTCAGTAATTCCAACATAAAAATAAGTACCATCATCAGTAATAGAACCATTAAAAGTAACATTTCCTATTATTCCAGAAAGCGAAAGATTAAAGTTTTCTTTTTTTACAATATTCATTGGATTATTTATATCAATTTTAACTATACAACTATCAAAAACAAAACCAAAAGCATAAATATAATTCCCTATTATTTGTATTGTTCTACAATATTTTAAAGTACAATGTTCCCATACTCCAAGTATATTACCGCTTGAATCAAATTTAGCTAATTTTGTTCCACTATGCCAATAGTTACCACCTATCAACCAATAGTTACCAGAACCATCAATTTTAATATCATATGGTTCTATATATGGTAAACAATAACTTGTAGCTTCTAATAATGCTTTATTATCATTTGCTATAATAAAATCTGAATCAATAACAAAACCATTTTCAAAAGGATTTTCAAGATTAATTTGAAAAGCAGAAGTATTAAAATCATTAAAAGGAAAACCACTATCTTTACAACAATTAAACCATGTTAAACCTAAATCATCAGAATACATATGTGATACCTTATTGATAGCATAATTATCACTTGAACCTACAAGATGTATAGATAAAAATATTCTTGTTCCAATTACATTTATTTTTAAAATATAATTATTTGATATATTAGAATATGGTGTTCTTGTTAATGATGTATATTGCATATACATATTAGCTATTGTATCTTTTTTATTAATAAATGAATCTGTCAATTTATCATAAACCATAAAATAAATTTTAGGTAATTGAGTAAATGATGATTTGAATAATAAATAACAAATAATTAATTTATCATTATCATATTTTTTTGTATATATAGTATCATAAAAATTAGTATATAATCCTGTATTTATTTTTGTATCAATAATTGAATCATATAATGTATAATTTAAACAAAGTTTATAAATATTTTGTGGTGAAGGAGCAAAAGTTACAAAATTTAAACCAGTAGAAATATAAAAATCTATTCCAGATATAGAACATGAATGATTTGATGATGTTTGGCCATTAATAAATTTTATTATGGGGATACCACCACTACCTAAAAATAAAGAAGCATCATAAAATCCTAAAGTATATGTTGTTTCATTATTTCCATAATAATGAAAGCCCATTTTTAAAGCACCAGCATCAAATTTAATTGCTATTAAAAATGAATGTTCTTCAGAAAAATCATGTAATACAGTAGAACCTATTTGAGAATTATTATAATTATTAATAACTTTAATTCCTGTTTTAGAAAATCTAATACTAAAATCTATATTTGTTCCAGTTGTTCCTATATATCTTAAACATATTTTATCAGAATCTAAATCACCACCATTAATAATTTTTAAATTATTAATAATAATAATAATTCCATTATCAACATTCATTGTATTTGATATACTAAAATATCCACCATATTTATTTTGTGATTCAAAATTTTCCCAAATATTTAATCCTTCAGAATCTTTAAATCTAACTAGTGGATAATTAGAAGGACCATTAACAATATGTTCTAATTTTTCATTTAATATAGTATATCTCATATATTGTTTTAATGATGTATAGTGATTTTGACATTCAATAATAATATTATGATCATTTACTAATCCATTGTCTTGTAAAAATGCTATTGTATCACCTAAATTATTTTCATCAATAATTGGATTTAATAAATATAATCCTGTTTTAGATGTAGAATCTAAAAATTGATTTCTTGATAATTCTTTTTCAGATAAAATTAAATGATTCATGATTTAATTTTTAAACTCCCATCTGTTGAAAGTTTTTTATATTCTTTTTTGTAGGAGTAAATTTATTTCCAAAACCACTAACATTTCTATCATTAATATTTATAACTTCTTCTGCTAATACTTTCTCATTTAATATTAATTGAACAATTATATTAGCACCATTTGGAATAACTGTTTCACCACCATGTAAAATAGCAGGGACTGCTTGATTTGGATTAGCATTAATAAAACCACCTTCTTTCATATTAGCAGTATTTCTACCACCAGAAAAATCCCATTGTAAAGGTCTTCCATATTGATCAGTAGGATTTCCCCATCCCATTCTTCTATACCATTCAATAATATCATTATTTGACATTTTAGCTTGATAAGTAGTATTTCCCGCTCCTGCTCCTGCTCCTGTTCTAGTTTGTTGATTAAAACTAGATGCTGAAGAACCAAAAGAATTAGCAGATTGTGTTGCATTATCAATAGATGATGTAATATCACTCCATGAACCATCTAAAGAACTTAAAGCAGTATTCATATAATCAACAGATTCAATTGTTGAATTTGATAAATTGTTTTGATTTGCTTCTGTTAATCTTTGTTGTTCTTGCATTTTACCATATTCCCATTCAGCATCAATTATTGATGGAACCAAACCACCACTAACAGCATTTTGTAATGTTGTAGTTGATGTAGTTAAATTATCTGTTTTAACTTTTGTAGTATCCATATTTAATCCTAAAGAATTAAAACTGTTTAACATATCTCCAGCATCCATAGTTAAATCTGTTAATTTACTACCTAATGTCATAGACGATACTGATAATTCTTCTATACTATCCCTAAAACCAGTATTTGAATTTTTAACAGCATTAGCCATTAAAGCAAATGATTCTAAACCTGGAACAACTAATCTTACTGCTAATGGTATTTTATTCAACCATTCGCCTATTTGGGATATACCATCAATTAAAGTTACAATTGCTGCTCCAGCAAAACCTATACTATCACCTATTGTTTGAAAACAAGTTGCTAAAACTGGAACAAGAATACTTTGAGTAAATTTTAAAAATTCTTGTAAAGCAGTACCTGTATATTTTACAAATGTAACAATTTCTTGTGCAAAATTTGCAATTTCATTTTTGTTGGCTTTTGCCCATTCTATCATACTTTGTAATGTTGGAATTATACTATTCATAATAAAATCTTTAAATATAGGTAACATTGGATCACCTAATGATATCATAAATGCTTCAATATTAGCTTTAGCAATTTGCATTTGTCCAGAAAAATTATTCATTTTTTCTTTTCCAACTTCATCTGCTTTACCACCAGCATTTTCTAAATCAATTGTTAAATTTTTTAAACTTTCTGATCCCATACTAATTAATGCAGCCATTCCCGGACCACCACGTAAACCAAATAACTCTAATACTTGTCCGGTTTGTATTCCTGCTCCTTGTAATTGTTGAATTATATTTGTAAAACTTAACATTTTTCCCGATGAATCTGTTACTTGTACTCCTAATTGATTTAATATTTCTGTTTGTTGTGTTGTGGGCGCTAATAAAGATGCAATCGCTGCTCTTAATGTTGTTCCTGCCATACTCCCTTGAATACCAACATTTCCCAAAAGGCCAATTGCTGCTGATACTTCTTGAAATGATATTCCTGCTGTTCTTGCTACTGGTCCAACATATTTTAATGCTTCACCTAAATTAGCTACATTTGTATTAGTTTTATTTGAAGCTTGCGCCAATACATCTGCTATTTTTCCTGTTTCACTTGTAGCAAATCCAAAACTCCTTAATGATGCTGATGCTACATCGCTTGCTGTTGATAAATCAACAGCACCAGCAGTAGCTAAAGACAAAACACCAGGTAAAGCAGATGTTACTTCGGTTGCTGTAAATCCCGCTTGCGCTAAAGTTGTAGCAGCATTTCCTATATCTTTTGACATAAATTGTGAGGACGTTGATAAACCTAAAATAGATTCTTTTAAAGTATCCATTTGTGGTTTACTTGCTTCTAATATAGCACCTAAGTATGACATTTGTTGTTCTAATGCTCCGGCTTTTTCTGTAACTAATGCAATTCCAGCAGCACCAGCAACTAAAGCACCAGTAGAAAATGCAATAGCGAATTTAGTAATAGCCATACTAGCACTATATACAGAATCACCTATTCTATTAAATCCACTTGACATATTAGAAGTTAGCATATTTCCAGATTTAGAAACAGAATCTAAATCTTTTTGAGCATTATTAGAAAAATCTTTTATTTTAGCAGAGCCTTTATCATCAACTTCTAATGTAATTACTATTGACAAATTATTTATCTCCTTTTTATTTTTCCTTTATTTTTATTTTTTCTTTCCATTGCTTTTCTTTTCATTTCTTCTTTAATTTTCATTTGTTCGAGTATAGTATTATGTATAATTAAAAAAGATGATAAAATAATTTTTTTTTCATGTTCATCTTTTTCATAAAAATCAGGAAAATATGTTTGTAAAGAAATATCAAAAGGAATTAAACCATTAAATACTGAACAATACAAAAAATATATTTGCAAAACATTATTATTATAAATACCTAATGGACAAATAGAACAAGCATTTTCTAAATTATTAATAGTAATTTCATCTTTATTTAATTGTTCTTTACAATCAGAACAATTAACACTAGGATTATTTACAATATCTATAGTACATTTTCTAAGTTTTTTAATAATTCATCATTTTCATTAACTATAATATTTGCCAATTCGCTTGATTTTGTCATAATAAATTTAATAATATTATCACAATATAATGCTAATAATTCTTTTGCTTCATTATTACAATCTGTATTATCATCAATACTAATTCCTTTCCAATCTTCTATCATATATTCTCTAGTAAGTTTTGCTAATTTTTCACCATCAATCTCTTTATTTCCAGTTAAAGAATTAATTCTAGTTGATTTTCTTGTTAATTCATTTGCTTTTTCTGGAAATAATGGCCTAACTTTTATTTTAATATCTTTATCATCAGGAAATTCAAACCAATAACCTTTATTCTCATTAAATTTATCCTTTACCTTTTTTAAATTAATTCCCATTTTTTTGTTCCCCTTTATTTTTTGTTAATATTTTATGGTATAGTAAAAAAATTTTTAATTTATGCTAATGGATCATCGTCAATTGAATTAATAAAAATTAATGTTATTGGTCCTACATTATCAAAACCAGCTGGAACAGTATGTGCTATTAATCCTTTGTAAGTAATTGGTGTTGGAAATTTTCCCAAACCATCAACAGGAACATTTGCATCTACAATAACTAATCTCGGTAATTCAATTCTACAAGTATATTTATCTGGTCCAACACCAATTAAATTGCCTTCAAAAACAATAATCATTTCATGTTCTTGTTTTGCAAATAAATCAGAAATAAATCTTGAATCAGTATATCTTGGAAATTCGATAGACACATTTAATTCTGGTTGTCCATTTTGCGTAGGTTCGATAATTTCATTATTGCCACTAGCAACATAATCACCTTCAATATTTCTATTAAATTCTATTTCAAAAGAACTAATTAAAATTCTATCTCCACCAGTAGGAGCAGAACCATCATAATCTTTTAATAAAAATTTACCATTATTGAAAACAATATTCCCGCATTTCATTAAATAAGTTACAGTAGCCATTGTAACGGGAGTATTAACAACAGAATTATCTTTTAAAGTATTTCCAATAATATTAAAAGTAACTTTAACATAATCTCCAGATTCACCACTAATAGTAAATCCTGCTATTTTAACGCTAGGATTCTCATGAACTTTTAAAATTTTATCAACAGCATATGTAGCAAATAAACCATCAATATTATTAGAACATTTTAGAATATGCTCATAACCATTAGTAAGTAATGTAGGTAATCCTGCTACTCCTAAACATAATGCAAATGGTAATAATAAACCTTCATATTTTAACATAGCTTCAATATCACCTTCACTTGCAATATTTCCTAAATCAACACATTCAGTAAAAGCATTTCCTAAACTTTCATCTTGTAAAATTTCTGGTGCTGATTCAATACCATCTGTTAATATATAAATTCCATTTCCTGCTCCTAAAGCTACTGCTGTTCCCCAAACTGCTCCTTTTTTCATACCAGCGATAACTTCTGTTCCTGTTACTGATTTTCCCATTTTGTTTCTCCTTTTTTAATTTATTATTTCAATACTATTTGAAATAATTTCTATATCAAATGGTTGTTTCCCGTTTTGATCATCATCTAATAATGCAAACTTTAAAGTTAATGGTTGTAATCCTGAATTGTTAATTATATCTGATTCATTAATTAATACCATCTTATTAAAATTAATTTTAAAAGAATAACGTAAATTAACAATTAATTCTTTTGCTATAATTTCTAATTTAGCAGTTAATATATTTTCTAAATCAAAATCTTCAATAAACTTTTTTGAATCATAATAATTCATTATAATATCAAGCTCAATTAAATCTTCATTATAAACTAATGGTTCTAATGTTTCATTATTATTTCCTGCTACAAAATCTAAATCATAATTTCTTTTAAATATTAAATCAATTGAAGAAATTCCATATTCAGTAAAAACAGAAGAACCATAAGGTGTAACTAAAAATGATGCAAAATTTAAAGATAATGGATTTAAATTTTCTGATTCATTTATTTGTTCTAATGCTAATGAATTTACAATTAATCTTGTATTAATTAATTCATTAATATTTCTATTATTTGTAACTATAAGAAATTGAATTTTTAATAATTCACCTATATTACCATATATCCTAAATCCAATAAATTTTACTGTTGGCATTTCATGTATTGATGTTATTTTATCAATTACTAAAGTTGAAAATAAACCATTAAGATTTTTAGTTAATTCAAAAGTTCTTTTTGTTCCTAATGGTAAAATAGTTAAATCTGTTTTTCCCATAGAAAAAAATAATAAATGTAATAAACTATTATTAATATCTCCCGGAAAATAATGTAAATAAGTTTCAAAAGTCCCTTTACATTCAATATTTCCTAAAGATAAACATTCAATAAAATCTTGATTTAATGATAAATCATTAACATTTATTCTTTCTTTTAATATATCTTCATTTAATATTAATAAATATTTATCAACTATTACTGGTGTTCCCCAAGTATTAGCTTTTTTAAATACTAAAGTTGTTTGATAATTTGTAAACATTTTTTTATGGATTAGTTGTTGATTTCAAATATTTAACAGTTAATGACCATCTAGCAAATGCTTTTTTATACATTGATAAAATACCTTCATCAGTATTAAATTGTTCATCAAATGAAACATAATAAACATTACCTAAACTATTTAATGAAGCAGTTTTAAATTTATTATTCCAAGGAGTATTTGGTGTTCCATTCAATAAAGCAAATTCAGTAGACCATAATAATTTATCTAATTCAGTTATAGGATTTTCTTCTGGTTGCGTATAAATAAAAAAATTTAAAATTATATTTAAAACAGTATCAATATTTGTTCCTGTTGTAATTAATGAATTAGAACCACCAGAAGAAATTGAAATTCCTATTGCTGGTGTTTCTTCACAATGTATATTATCAATATCTAATATTCTTTCACTAACAGTTATAATATTAATGGGAAAACCATTAATAATTTTTATATTGTTAAGTAATGATTTTATTCTATTTAAAATTTCTAATCTTTTGCTTGATGTATAAGGCATTTTTTTTAAAACCTTTTTTTATTTAATTTAATATTTAATTCTTTCTCTGTACCCATGCTTAATTGCAATTTAAGCATTGGGACCATATTATTTATATTGTCAGTTAAATATCCTGTTCCCCTTATTTTTACTTGTTTTTTTAAACTAAATAATGGTTTTACCCATCCACCTTTATTTACTTGAACAAGAAATAATTTATTAAAAGATTTTATAACTTTTGTATTACTGTATTGTCTTGCTCTTCCTTTTATTGTTTCATTAACTGGAACAGTAAGAAAATTAACATTTTTAGGTTGTATAATTGTATCGGATTTTTTATCGTGAATTTCAGCATATGGAACAGACCATGAACCTATTTGAATTTTTGTTTTTGTCGCTGTTTGATTTATTTTATGTTGAATGGAATTTCTTAATCTTCCAGTTTTAACTTTTAATCTATTTCCAGATAAATCAATTTTAATATTATTAATTGTTCTAAAAGACCATGCTTCACAAATATCTTTAATACATTTTCTATATTCTCCATATTCTTTACTTGTAAATATTGGAATATTTTTAGTTGTTATTTTTATCTCCATTAATTAGGTTTTCCCTTTTTTCTATAATTATCTAAAACCATTTTCATAAATTCAGTAATATCAGAATCTTTAAAAACCAAAGAACCACCCATAAATGCTTCACTTGAAAATGAATTTCCTTTTTTATCAAATGATTCATATTTTTTAGAAACCAATTCTGATATAGCCATTTTAATATCATTAGGAACAGGATTAAATCCAGATTTATATTTAACATAAACATTTTGTATTCCACCAGAAAAAATTCCATAAAGCATTTTAATTATTCCACTAGAATAGTATGTAGCATAATCAGTAGCAGTAATTAAAGTATCATCAATTTTTAATTCAGTTAATTCAGTAATTGGATAATCTCTTAATAATAATTCAGATGTATTATCTCCATCATAATATTCTTCTTGTGATTTTTCTTCAATGTTTCTTTTTAATTTAGTTAAAAACCATTGATTAGCACTATTAATAATAGCAATTAATCTTGCATCTGCTAAAATTCCAGTTATATTAGCAAAAACTTTATATTCATTTAAAGTTAATAATGCCATTTTAGTTTATCCTTTTTTAATTAATCCAGTTATTGTTTTGGTTAATTCTTGTATTGATGAATTTAATATTGTTATATCTGAAATTTTACTATCAATTTTATTATATACATTATTAAAACCTTCTTTTATTTCTTGTTTTATTTCTTTTATATCATCTTGCATATTTTTATTTAATATATTCATTCCTATATGTCTACTTTCACAAAGTTCTTTTGATTGTAAATTTTTTAATTTATCTTCAATATCTTCTTTAATTTTCTTATTATCATTAATTAATGATTTTAAATAAATTCCACCTAATAATAAAATTAATGTAAATAAACCATTTATAATAAATCCAATAATGTTAAAGTCATTTTCCAATTTCTTTATTCCTTTTTTAACTTTAAATTCTAAATTCATTGCATTAATCTTTAAAGATTAATGCAAGTATATTTAAAATTTAAAGTATATTAATTTTTTTGATATCATTTTTAATATCATCTTTAACATCATTTTTATTATCTTTATTATTTTTATTATCTTTATCAATAATTTTAGCAAGTTTAGGAAAATCATTGCAAATTCTTTTTGCTTCTTCTTCTGTAATATCTTTTCCTATTTCATATTCAATATTAGAATTTAAATTTAATTTAGAACTTGAATAATTATAATTTGCTTCCCATACAAAACATTTCATTTTTATTCTCCTTTCTTTTTTTTGATTTCATATAAGCTTGCATTAAACAAATAATTGTTTAATGCAAGCGCAATATTAAATCAAAAAAAATTATGGTGTAATATTATATGCTCCACCAATTGCTGTTTCAGCATTTGCTTGCAACCTTCTAAAATCTTGTCTAATTTTAGAAACAACTACAACCTTATCTGTTTCAATACTTTTTTCACTATCAGTAGTAATTTCTCTCCTATCACCATATAAAAATCTTTTTCTATTAACAATAACATAAGCTGCTTTAGTATTAGGACCACCAGCAGTATTAAAACCAGTAGCAGACAAATTATCTCGCATAAATTCAGAAACAACAATTGGAACACCATCAATTTTCCCAACCTCGCCATTGAGAATAATAGCATTTGGTCCATACTTATCTAATGTTTGAATATCAGCAATAGAAGATAACATCTTATACATTACATTAATAGAACAAACGCAAGCTAAATCTTGTGGATAAATGCCATATTTTCCCATAGATTTTCTTACTTTCCTAAATAATGCAATATCAAAAGTAGCACCATCAGACCATGAACTAGCATCTTGCACACATTGCCTAAAACCATCCCATGCCCTATCAGATAATTTTGCCGAATTTGCATCAGTTTGAATATCATTATCAGGATGTGTTCCTGCTCTAGAACCATTACATGTTGCATTTTCAATTGCCCTTGCAATTGCTTCTACTACTTTCATTTTACAATAATCCATAATACCAATAATACTATCTTCATTTGTTTCTTCATTAAAAACTGTTCTTGCACCCAATTTAGAGGCATCAAAAGTAGTTTTTGTAGTTCCTGGAGTAGAAGCTAAAGGCATTGCATTACTATCTCTAATATCATCAGAAGTAGTATTTGAAACTAAATAACCTACAGCATCATTTCCTTCTACTGGTAAAGTATAGGGATTACTTGGCATAATAATCCTTCCAAATAATGCTGCTACTTTTAATTCAACTTTTACCTTTTCAATTAAATCAGCACTAAACATAGTTGGAATCCATTCAGCGCCTTTACCAGAAGTACCATCAATTGCTTTTCTTAATTCAGAAACAGCCTTATGATTAATAAATTTTTGATATAATTTACTGCCCATAATAGCATCTTTATTTGATGTTTTATTCATAACAGATAAAACGCTACCTAAGATTAACAAATCATCGTTAATCTTTTGCAATTCAAGCATACTTGAGTTATCTGATTTTTGAAGCATAGTAAATCTATAAGAATCAAGATTATTTTTATCATCAACAGAATAACCATCAAAATCAAATTCGCCTTTTCTTAAACCAGCGCCCTTGTAATTAGCTAAAGTATCGGCAAGAATGGTTTTTAAATTTTCTACAGTAACCAAATTAGTATTCTTTTTTGACTTTGCCAATTGGATTGCTTCCCTTGCATCTTTTAAAGTTTTGATTAAATTATCCATTGTTTCCTTATTCATAATAATTTTCTCCTTTTTTGTTTTCTTGTTTTCTTGTTTGATTGTTTTTTTGTTATCTTAATTCTATTAACTAGAATTAATAACACCTTCAACTAATTCAACAGTATCATTAGCCAATCCGGAAATTTCACTTGCTAATTCTGATACAGAATTATCAAACTCTTTTTCTGAATCATTATTATTTTTATCATTCTGTTTATCTTTATCGTCTTGTTTGTCTTTATCATTCTGTTTATCTTTATCGTCTTGTTTGTCTTTATCATCATGCTTATTTTTATCTGTTCCAATAGATAAAAAATTAGTTAATTTTTCTAATGGATCAATTAATTTAGATGTTAATTCAGAAATACTATTTGCATATTTAATAGCATTATTAATACCATCAACACTATTCTTAATACCATCTTTAATAACATCTAAAGCATTTTTATCATTTTTATCATCAAGTAAAATTTTAGTTAATTCTTCATTTTCAATAGTATATTTAATTTCATCATCAGTTAAACCTTGTTCCTTTAACTTTTTTTCTAAATCTTCTTTTTTCATTTGTTCCCCTTTCACTAAAAAAAACATTTTTTTATTTGCTGGTGATTTTACCAGATGAACAGCATTAATTAATAATTTTTCAACTTTCATAATATCATTATGTAAAATTGAAGTTCCCATTTTATTTAATCTCCTTGTTTAAATTAATTAGTTTTTTTATTAATTAGGTTTTTGATTTACATACATTCCTAAACCTTCAAAAGAATAACCATTTAAATCACCATTTTTTATTCTTTCCCATATTTCATCATTTTCAACATAATGAACCATTATCCAACTACCTTTTTTTATAACTACTCCATTAATATTAAAATTAGATTGTGCTATATAATTTTCTACAATTTTTAAACCTTTTTCAACAACAAATTCATGATCTATACCAGATTCTTGAAAATATTTCATAAACATATGACAAGCATTTTCTATCTCTTTTTCATCTGTCCAATCATTATCAGTATCAATTAATTTAGGTTCAATAACTACTCCATAAACTAATCTTTTTTCATTATCCATAGAATTTTTTAATAAACTAACAGACCTATTATCTTTAATATTTTCTTGTTTTGTTTCTTTTGCTTTTTCTTTTGCTTTTTTAGCAAATCTAATTTTACTTAATTCATCTTGTAATTTATAATCAACATCATGAAATACTCTGCTTAATAATTGTGATATTTGTATCCATTCATGTTTATTATAATTTTCAATTAAGAAAATAATTGTTTCTGTTATATCATTTTCTATTAATTGTTTTTCACAATATAATCTAATAGCATCAAAATCAACATTATAATCATTTGTTTTATTTTCATTTTCATTAATAATATCATTAATTTGTTTTTTAAATTTTGTAAATCCTAATATAAATTTAATTCCATCTTTTCCGCTTTCAATAGTTTTAAAATTTTTATATCTATTTGGATTGTGTTGTCTAAATCTAATATAATCACCATTACTTTCGGTATCTGCAATTAATCCAGAAAAATCATTATCATTTAACCATTTTTTAGCTTTCGATTCATCCCATAATTTTATATCAAAAATAACAGATTGTATTTCACTTGGCTTTTTAGTTGTTGATGGTTCATTAATTTTAGGCATAATTTTTTAATCTCCTATAATTTGTTTTAATTCATAACTACCTAAATCTTTATATAAACTTTCTTTTAATGGTTTATAAAGTTTTTCCATTTCTTCAACTTGTTCTGTTTGATCAATTAAAAATAAATCAACATTATTTTTATTTGGAGTAAACTTCTTTAATTTTTCTATTGATTTACTTCCTATTTCTTCAAACATTTGTAAAAATAAATTTTTAATTATAATTTCATTGTTGCTAATCTTTCCAATATATTTTTTCCATAAAATAGTTTTCATAATTTCATTATCATCAGATAATAATTTATTTATCTTTCCTTTAAATCCAACACCTTCTTTTATTTTGGAAAGCATAGTACATCTACAATTAATATTTTCTTCCGGCCTACTTGTTTGTTCTCCTGGATACATTAAACCATTAGAAAATTTTTCATTTAAATTTTTTTCTTCCCCATCAAGTTTTTTATGATCACCTTTATCAAATTTAGTTGCTGGTCTAACTTTTTTATCTCTGCTTGTTAACCATATTTTTTTTGATATTACATTTGATTGTTTATATGAATCTAAAGTTGATGAGTTGGCAATTTGTGTTATTTCTGTTCTTCCAATTGTATTTGTTCTATTAAGTGAAAATTCAGAAGAACTTGAAAACCTATCCCATATTTCCGCTTGAATTTCTTTTGTTCCTAATCCTTTAGCTAATCCATAAGTAATAATATTTCTTATTATCTCATTATTCATTTGACTTGCTACAATTAACATTGGTTTAGTATTTAATACTTGTATAGCAATTGGATTATTCATATCAAAATTAATATTTCCACCTATATTTTCTTCAATTTGTTTAATTAACTTTAAAGGTTTTCTTTCTTTTTCTGGTAATGCTTTTAATTCTTTTATTTTTTGTTCGAGTTTAACACTATCAATACTTTTAAATATTTTTGCTTCTTCTGATTGTGTAGGTTCTATTGTTCCCAATTTTTGAGTAACATTAGATGGAACATAAATATCATTACCACCTTCAAATGGAAGGAATTTAATAATATCACCATAAATATAATTTAAAATAATTCTTGCTTCATTTCTGCTCATTGTTCCATTTTTAACATGTTCAACAAGATATGCTTCCCTTGCACGCCAAATTTCACTTAATACATGAACTTTAGAAATATCAAACATTGTATATATTTTATTAATATCATATTTACTTCTTGTTTCGGAAGATGACAAAATCATCGGCATAATTGCTAATTGAACAGATTCAGACATTTTTATTAATTTAGGAATCATTGTTTCTGTCCAGAACATTCTTTCCTGCGTTTCAGCATTAGCCTTAATTGCGCTTTCAAATACTCCGACACAAGCAGGAGGAACACCGAAACAAGCTAAAATTTCATCCCTACTGTATTTTCTTTGATTAATAAATTCCATATCTTTTTGTGGAATGCTAATTTGTTTATAATTCATTCCTTGCTCGATAATTGCTATTCTATGTGCTTTACTTATTCCTTCATGTGTTTTATTCCAATTTCTTCTTATTCTATCGTAATCTTCATCGGATAATTCAGAATCATAAATTAATAATCCATCTGGACGACCAGAATTTTTAAAAAATCCTAGAGAATATTGTTGTGAATATATATCAATTGTAATAGATGTTGAACCTACTTTTAGAGCAGATAATCCAGAATAAGGATTAGTTGGATGAAAATATCTTAAAAAAACTATATCTTCAACATTATAAGTAATTGTTTTTCCACTATCTAAAGTATATTTCCATCCTATAATAAATTTTTTACGGTCTTTAATTGGTTCCATTCTTGAAGGATTTAAAGCATACATTTCATAAACTAAACCTTGATCATTTTTTACTAATTCCCAAAAACATTTACCGGTAGCTTCAAGATAAATGGTTGTAGCTTCCCAAAAATCAAACCTTGTAAACCATTGATTAGGATTTCTAAAAACTTTAAATTCAGGTTCATATGTAATTTCATTCAATGAACCATCTTCTAAAAGATAATATATGCGAAAAGGAACACTAGCTACAGAAGTTGCAAGTTTATAAATACCAGCATATACCCAAGCATTAGCTTCAATAGAATCTAATAAAGTTTTATCTTCAACAGGAGAGGCATTTTTAAAAAAATCACCACTAGCAAATGCTATAGAATCTTTTTCTAATAATGCCATGTTTGCATTTTTAGATTTACCACTAGATTGAATAAAACTATCTTTATTTTGTGGAAAATTTTTATTTATAATTTCATCTAAAATTGTGGGCATTTTATTTCAATCCTGTTTATTGGATTTTAATTAATTGAATAATGAATGATAAAATATTAATAATAAAATATACAATACATAAAATAGGAAAAATAATAATAAATATTTTACCATAAAGATAAATGAATAAAAATATAAATGATGGTTTTTCTTTTTCATTAACTGTTAAATTTCCTATCTTTAAAGTTAAGATAGAACAAAAAGAAGAGTATATAAAAAATAAAACTAAAATTAATATTGTTAAGAAAATATTCATTTTATAATACTCTTATTCTTCCAGAAACAGATTTTCTTGCATTTTCTTTAGCTAACCAGCAAGCCATTATTGTATCGGTTGTTTCAAAAAAAGGATGACCATTAATTTCGTCTTTGAATTTACAAAAACCGCATTTACAATTTAATTTATGCTCTCTATTTCCCATTGCTATTATCCATCTTTCATTATAAAAATCAACTTCCAAAGCATTAACACCATTATCTAAATCAAGTTTGTTTGATCCAGTAAAAAATCCTTTTATAAATGGTGTTGATAAATGATTTTTTTTCTTTGCATCATCTTTTAAAAAATCAATTACCATATCTTGTAAAGCATTATTTTCGACAAGAAAAGATTTAGGTGAATATGCTTCTTGAACTAAATAAATCTGCTCAAGCAATTTTGGTCCAGTCCATTTTCCATATCTAATATCTACTGGTATATATATTTTATTTTTTCTATCTAATGCTAATGTAAAAATACAAGTTCCTGGTCTTTTTTTCGTGCTTAAATCTACTCCAGAATAATATATACAATCAGAATTAATTACATCTTCAAATTTTGTTTTGATTTGAATACATTTATCGAATGATGGAAATGTACTATCCTTACTTGACAATGCAATATTTCTTAATCCCCTATTAAATGCTATATTCCCTACTCTTTCTAAATGTTTTATTAATGCTTCTTCGTCCCATTTTGGTCTCCACAAAGGGATTTCTATTACATTTATTTGCATTTTTTTATTTCTTCAAATAATCTATCATAGCATTAAATGTATTAATAAATTGTTTTTTATTTTTATCATTTATTGATTTAAATAGTAATGTATAACATTTATAACTATCGCGTTTTTTTATTTCATTAACATTTTTATTATTAAATAATAATTTAATATCATCATTTTTTATATTAAAATTTATATTTGATGCAACATTTTTTCCTTCATCATCATTTATAATTTTATATTCATTAATAAACCAATTAAACCAGCATAATTTACAATCATAATCATTTAAATTATTAAATTGAATTACTTTTTGACAAGCAATCATTCTAAGTTTACATGATAAATCTTTACCATATAATGTAAAGTTTTTTGTAAAACTATTAAATACAGAATCTTCTATTAAAGGTAATATTTTATTTTGAATTATTTCAATTAATTCTTCTTTTTCTTTACTATTTAAAATAGGTTCTCCCATTTTATTTAATATCTCCTTTCATTAACAACACAAGCAGAAAAACCTAAATCAACATTACCACCAGTATCAACTTTTTTAAATGAGTAAACATGATTTTTTACAACAGGAACGTTAAGTAAAATTTCATGAATAGTATATGGAGTAAATGCTAAATAATGTTCTTCATCATCTGGATTATTGGTTATATAATCTAATTCAGTATTCCCAAGACCATCAGCGCCTTTATCAATAACGCTTAAACACGTATATAATACATTAGAATCAGGAACATCTTTTTCATGGGAAAAAATCAATTTTTCTATAATTGCATTTTCGATACATAAATAAATTGGTAATTCAATATTACCAGATAATAATATGACAGCATAATCAAATGCTCTTAATAATGACATTTTATTTAAACTCCTTTTTTTTATAGTGATTCAATTTCGCTGATATGATTTAAATATCCAAGATTAATATTATTAATTGGAGCATAACTTTTAATAACCAATTTAATAAATTCTCCTTTACCAATAATATTATGGAAAATATTAATTAAATTTGCTTTAAACTTATTTAAGACTAATCCATTAACATCATTTGTTTTGTTTGTAAATCTTGCTACTAAAATTTGTTTTTCATTATTAAAACCAATATTATAAATTTCAGCAACAAAATAATCATCATTACTTAATCCTACATCTTTTGTTGGAATAACAAACATATTTAAAATTCTACAAGATTCAGAATAAAACATATATTTAAATTCTAAATAATTTCCTGGTCCGAAATCAAGTTCAATTCCATGTATATTATCAATTATTTTTTTTAATGACATTTTTAAAAATCCAATCTTTTTTTAATTTCCATTATACTTCTGGAATACATTTTGTAAATTGTTTAAAATAAAAAATAGAATTTTCTAATCCAGATGGAGTTCCTGTTTTGGTTATATTAAAATATAAATTTACATAGCATTGCATAAAAGGATAAGATTCATCATAAAAACTTGTTAAATCAAAATCAATAATTGAATTATCATGTTCTCTTTCATTTATATTAATATTTTCATTAAGGACAATATTAATTATCTCTTTTTCACCATCACTATCTTTATCAACTATAACAGAAATAGAATAATAATTTTCATCATCAGCAATAATATCATTTACCAATTTTAAATTTGCTGATTCAATTAGTATTTTATCTGCTATAGTAAAATATTTTATTTCGTCTACTGATGTTAAAATATCAATCATTTTTTTAATTTACCTTTTTCTGTTTTAATTTAAACTAATTGAACGATTATAATAACGACAAGTAATTCCGTTCAGATTATTATTAATTCCCATGACAAGGAATGAAAAAGCAGGATTTTTAATTAATTGTGAACTTAAATCATCCTCAGTCCATATAGTAGCAATGTATATAACTTTAAAATCAATACCATCAGCCCTACTAAGCCAAGTGTTGAAAAAAGTATCTATTATTTGTCCTTTTAGCTTTGGTTGTAAGATACAATTTCTCATATCCATTACATCATCTGCTAGTAAAAGGTCTGTGCGGCCACCTATACCACTAGATAAAACTCCATACGATTGGACGGAAGCATCTTTTGAAATTGTTTCTCTCTTAACTATTAATTCGTGAGCATTCCATCTTTCCCTATTTTCAGGAACGCATAAAGGAAAAATACGGTGAAAATCTTTGTCTTTTTCTACATATTGACCAATAACCTTTAAACGTGCTTTTGCTGTTGAATCATTATTACATAAAATTTTAATTCTTGTATTAGTATTTTTTCCTAAAATATGTAATGCACGAGCGATTATTTGTCCAGTTTTTCCATGACCCCAAGGAGCTAAAATTCCGCAAAGTATATTATGAGAAAAACAATAATCAATATGTTCTTGCATGGCAAGATGAATTATATCTTGTTTTATCTTTGCTCCATGTTTTTCGTCTTTAATTACATATTCTATAAATAAATTTATATCATCTTCGTTAATGATTTTTCTTCTTAATAATTCTAAACCATCTTCATTAGCTTGGTTTAGTTTTTCTGTTGTTTCTAAATTCATTTTTTGTTATTATGCTATACCCATATAGGCCATATATATATGTGGGTTAGCGTTACAAAAACTCGCAAAAAGAGCCAGCGATTATACTCAATTTGATTTAATTAAATTTAATTTTATTTAATTTTATTTAATTATATATAATTATATATAATAATATTTAATTGTTTTTAATTTTATTTAATTTAATTTAATTATTTAAAATTTTATTTAATTTAATTTAATTATTTAAAATTTTATTTAATTTAATTTAATTATTTAAAATTTTATTTAATTTAATTTAATTATTTAAAATTTTATTTAATTATATATAATAATATTTAATTGTTTTTAATTGTTTTTAATTTTATTTAATTCAATTTAATTATTTAAAATTTTATTTAATTATATTTAATTGTTTTTAATTTAATTTAATTATATTTAATTATATATAATAATACTTAATTATATATAACAATACTTAATTATATATAATAATATTTAATTGTTTTAATTGTGTTTAGTTATATTTAATTATAGAAAAGGATTACAAGGATTAATCAACGCCATTAACAATATCATCAACAGCACCATCAACACCATTAATATCAACACCACCATTATCACCATCTTCCTTAACAACAAATCTCTTTGGTTCAAAAGTCTTATCTTTAAAGTTTGATAATGTATCTTGGATATCTTTTAAACTATCTGCTAGTTCATCATTAGATTTATCACCGCTCTTCTTATGACCCACTACAACACCTTTTAAATCAATTGGTAATCCATGTAAAGCAAATTCTAATTTCATTAACTTTTCTACAATAGGAATATTAAGATATTTAACATCTAATAATTTATCTTCTTCGATCGCCTTCCTTATTCTTAATCCTATAGATGTTCTTATGCTAATAAAACATTCTTTAAGTAAATCAGAATATCTTAATGTTAATTCATTTGTTCCTTCACCAACATTCTTATTAATGTATTCAGATAAATAATTATTAATTGTCTGTTGAAAGTTTGATGATCTAATAATCCTTTCAATTTTAATAACATCAATTTTTAAAATGTTAGCAATAAAAGATGGATCAGGGTTAAGTTTAGTTAGAAAAAATATCTTTTCTAAATCTGAAAGGGAAACAATATCACCATCAATATTAACATTAACATCTTTATGTTTTATTGCTAATATATTATCTGGTAATAATGCTAAATTGTTTTCCTGCAATCCTTGTTATTCCTATTGCTTTAAGGTTAAATATTATATTGTTAATATTTAAAAATGTATTATAGCTCTTTTGATAAACTAAAAAATCTCTCTTTATGTAAAAGCCTGCCAGCTATCATTATAACACAAGACAACCCATTTGTCAACTAAAAAAATAAAAAAGATTTAGATTTTTATAA